CAAGTTTTAGCTTTTCTTCTTCCGCTAACTGCAAAGCCTTGCGAGTATCTTCTGCTTGCTGCAACGCCTCTTGCGCTTTAACTGTTGCCGCGTCTTTCTCGCTGCGGAATGAATCACGGTTAGTTACCAATCCGTTAACGCGCTCATTAGCCATCACCATCAATTCTTCCGGTGTTTTACCTTCAAAATCTGCCGCTTTAAACTCGCTCATGTTATCCTCCAAGGATAGTTAGTGGCTCCTGCCACGTTATTGATTGAATGATTATATCATTGTTTGTTTTGTTTACGTAATATCTCACCTAGGGCGTTATTTCTATCACTCATCTGTGCTACGGTTAGAGGTTGATAAAGGCTATCAACCGTCATCTTAGCGAATGACTCAGGGGTCATAGTTCCGTCTTTTAGTCCGGCTCTAAACGCCTTACCTAAAGTTGGCCCCATAATATTGTCTTGGTCAGCAGCGCTAAGTGATCGCATCTTATCGTAATAAATACCTTTGCTCGATACTGGCTTAGGGTCGCGTAAACCGCCCACAGTGAAAGAGGATGCGCGCTTTGTGCTGTCATCGTCTAATCTATATCTCTCGTCAACATCATAGCTTAGGGCACTTCTGCAATTTCTATGACGCGGTGGAGACCATGCCGAAAACTTGGGGTTACTGGCTTTCATTGTGGTTTGGTCTGCGCTACGGCAAGTTTGCGAGGTCTGAGAATCCAACACAGCGATGAACACATAACCCTTAACCAACTTCGAATTAGCCTCGCCAAATTGAACGCGAGTAACGTTCGCCGTGTGATTTGTTAGCGTTGCGCTTAGTGAGTTGGCACTTCTGCGCGACCTGTCGAGAACACTCTTAGACGCCTTTCTGCCTGTGTAATGTATTTGACTATAAAGTGCATCTGCTACTTCTTTACCATTCGCCGCGCCCTGCATAGAGGCTAGTGCCGCTGAATTAATCTCGCTTACATATGAAGACTTGAAGGCATCTTGTGAACCACGGTAAGTAGTCCAAGATTTATCACCTTGCTGAATAGGCGTACCGATTACAGCAGTAGTAACGTCTGACTTTTTAGGCTCGTTAATATCAACATCAGAAATTATAGCGGTATCTAGTGCCATCACTCCTGTCGAGACCTCTTCAGCGCTAACCAGTTTCATTTGAGTGTCGAGGTACTTGTTATATTCCGCGTACTCAAGGTTAGTTAACTTACCTATATCTGAAAGTATTTTATCCTGGCGCTGCTTTGTGATGGATTTATCTTCATACGGCTTGAGGATATCAAATATACCTAATTCGATTCGCTTAGCGTATGGCGCAAAGTCAGCACCTAATTGCTTAGCTACTCGCTGAAGGTCTGCGGTTTGTTGTGCTGCTATTGTGGTTAGGATTTCGGTTGTCATTTTATCCCTGACTGGTCGGGGCAGTTAATAAGTCATTTTAGCATACAATCAATATAGTTAATAAAGGAGTGATTTATGAAGCAAGTTAAGTGGAACAAAAAAAGAAAGTGGGTTGATACTCGATACTGCAAACCGTTTAAAGCTAGATTAGCGTTTAGGCATTATAATGCCGCAATGATAGCAGCTGGGGCGCAACTTCAAGCATCATCAATAGCGGCGCAGCGCGCTACTGATGCATTCTCTATGATGGGTAAATCTGTAGCAATGGCTAATATTATGCTTAACTCGGCTACTGTAATTGCTGATGAATTATCGAAAGGTGGTAAGCGATGAACAAGCCATTACTGATTATTAGATACACTATCAGGCTGGCATTGTTTATAGGCCTGTTAATTCCGTTTATGGTGATTGTTGTGCCGATGTTTTTACTTATGGATTTCATTGCGGATGGTGAGTTAGATTTTAGCACCACTAGCAGCATTATAATTGGCTTCCTAGAATTAACCGTCTGGGGTAAATAAAAACAGCCCCTTCCTTGGGGCTTATCCTTTACTCTTGACTAGCCAGCTGTTCTTTCAGTGCGTCAATCTCAGCCTGTAACAATGCAACTTCTTCAGGTGTACCCGTTAGCGATTCGCTTTCTTCCATTAGCTTCTCTTTAATCTGGTCATCATCTAGCTTAGTTAGCCCTGCCGCTCTAGCAGACCCGCCAAGCGTAGACGCTGGAAGCGCGCCGGATTGAACTAATGCCACGTGAGCGTTAAGCAACTCTGGCGTCATTTCATCAGTGATAAACTTAGAGTTTACTTTGTAAGTATCACCAAGTGGCGCGCCCGCGAACATTGCCAAGTACTCTAGTTGCTTCTCAATACCCGCTGATGCGTTGTGAGATATACGCCCGAGTGTTGACATGGATGATCCAGTCTCTATGCGCTTTTGCCCTAGAGTCATTGTTGAGCTATTCGGCATTATAAGTTGAGCGCCAGCCATTACCATTCTATCTTGGTCGCGTAACATCTCTGAAGGTGCCGCTCCCGTCGCTTCCATTTGCACCAACTTTAAATCATCGCCTTGCTTTAGTTGGTTCTTACCATCTGCACTAGAATCAATGCCAGCAGGGTTTCTAGTGTTGAACTCGTAAGGGTCCATGTCGGTAGTGACAACCGTCATTGGGTTGCAGTGGTAATTTATTGCGTTTCTGTTGTCGCAATCTAATGAGAAATGACCAAGATTTAAGTGGGCTATGTCAAACACAGGCGGGGTGGAGTACTCGGGGGTGTTGGCGTCCGAGCCATAGAACACGAATGGTATTTCTGTTAAGTATTGGCCGTTAGCACGAGGTATCGACTGACTAATGACGTCGTCATTCTCGTCATATAATGTATTGTGATAAACAGGCTTCCCGATGTTATTTCCATCTTTATCTGCTGCATACTGAAGATTTAAGCGTCGAGTGTATCTTACGCATTTATAGCTAAATTCGTCATCTTCACACTTAACCGTCGTAGGCTCATCAAGTCGAATGTCTACCAATGACCCACCCATCACTATAACTCTAAGTATCTGCTTTGCCTCGTATCCAATCACTCTAGGCCTGAACTCTGGCATATCTTGCTCAGCGCCGGTTAGTTGTCGGTCAGTTGACGCCATATCAGACAGGCCTCCATAACGACCATCTTTTATTAACTGGTAAGTGATAACCTTTTCCATTACCTCAATCGGCTGCCCTGAACCTGTAATGTTTTCAGCGATAATAGTCATCTGTGGAGAAAGGTCAGACACTGCTTGGTAGTTATGAATCATCCCGTGAAGGCTGTCAATCGTCTTGCCTAGTGCGTTAAAGAATCGCCCTCTAGTCCAATACGCTTTGCGCTTAAATGTAGATGCTAAGTTTCTATTGTGGGTGTAGCTATTCGCTAGCGCTTGACTCTCTTCGTCTAAATGATTGTACTGAAGGCCGTTACAATATGGCAAGTACACCGATGGCGGTTCATCGCTTACAAGCGCTAACACAGCCTTTGCGCCCTTGTTACAAGCGTCAATCTCCTCCCACATTTGCAGGTGTGTTGGATATTCGCAGTCTACTTCGCGCAAACCTGATTTCTTTGACATTTCATTTAACCCTTTTGAATTTTGTTCATTGTACCACCAATTAGTACCCGATATTAAGTCGGGTTGATGAGCGCTTAACTAGGTGTGGACAGGCCCCCATTACAAAACTGTCTGCTAAATCGTGTGACCTGTCTTCCAATCGCTTTTTAACGTCCTTTTTTGACTCGACTATATCAAGGCCTCGCTTTGAGTAGTCAGACCTTGGAGCGCTTAACTCGCTCTTTAGCTCCTCTAGGCTTTTAATGCTAGAGCTTATGCTTATTAACTCGTCAGGGCTATATTTAGCATCTTTAGTTACGGCGTTGAAAGTGTTTCTCATCCTGTCAGCTACATCTCGCCAAGCCTGAGCTTTTAGGTTCTCAAACTTCTTTTTGTTCTTGATGTTTGGGGCGTATTCTCTATCAGGGTTGAACGGGGTGTCGCCAGCGTTGAACTTAGAGTAATTCTTTTTCCCTGCATTCTTTAGTACCGATCCAACACCTGCACCAACACCTATCGAATCATAGGAAAGCAACCCTCCTTGCTCAACGTGACCATAAGCCCTTAGTGAAGACTTTGTTAGCTCATCCTCCCCAGCTTTCCACGAATCCAGCTCTTCAGCTATGGATCCATTAAACCTAGTGATGCAGTTTCTATCTGCCCCGCTATCTGCGACATCATACCCAACACAGCAATTGCCTGTTAAATCCATATCAAGCTTGATGTGTGCATCTACACAGGCGTTAATCCATGACCGCTTAATGATTGATTGGTCGTCATCAGCATAAGGGATGCCAAGGTATACGTGTTCAGCTAAATCTTGATCTTCTTCAAATTCCGCGTCGATATCATTTAGAGCGGATTGAGTTAGGAATGGATTCTCATCATAGTTTATCTGCCTAACAAGCGCGCCCTTTGGTGGCTTTTCAACTAACCGAGTCCATGAGTAATCGGACACCAGCTGGCCGTTAAGCGTAAACCACATCTCAGCTCCCTTGTTGCGCATAATGGTAGGTCGAATAGTGGTAAACATCTTCTTATTCAGGTTCTGGCTTTCTTCATTCCACCAAACAGTAGCTCCTTCAAATGACTTAATTTCTTCGATATTTCTCGCTATGCCGTAAAACTTAAAGGCAGACCCATTACTAACATGCTCGATAGAATTGGCTGTAATCTTGAAATTGTTTTGCAGCCCGAAGTAGGCAATCTTATTTACCAAAAGTGTGTATACAGAGTCTTCAATCTTGTTCTGGTACATTCGAGTGCATAGAAATACCTCTTTGTGGTGGTTAGCTCTAGCTATTGCCATTCCTGCGGCATCATGAGATTTGGAGGACATGCGGCCACCGTGTAGCGTACGCATTGTCACAGGCGTTCCGTCAGGTAAAACCCTTGTCTTCCAGAAGTCTTTTAGGTTTGGGTTTAGAGTTGGGTTAGCTGTAGAAGTCGTCAAGTGTATTCCTTACGGTAACATCTACTTTAACGTTTGCGTCGTGCTTATCTAACCCGACCAACTTAGCTTTATTCATAGTTGCAGACACTGCTGATGAGGTTTGGGGAGTTTCGGCACTTAAAGCGATTCCTCTAGCCTCGTCCAGCTCTTTAAGAAGGCTCTCAATCGTTATGCCGTGGGACTTTAAGGCCAATTCTTGCAACTCACTAAACCTACCTAAAATCTCATCCTGCTTACTTAACTCTGAAGCCCTGTTGTTTACAGTTGCATCCTTCCACTTCGAGGCCGTTGGGTGTGATTGCCGATAAGCTTCAGACTTGTTATTAGTCTCATGCCACACTTGGCAAAACTTCTCATGCTTGGAGTTCTTGAGGGATGCCATGCTAACCGACCTTAACGAATTCTGATAACTCGTCTATCATTTCTTGCGGTAGCTGATCTTGATACCTGGCGATTAAATCAACCAGATAATTGAATTGAGGTAGTTCTGTGAATTTTATTTCTACCGTTAGTGGTTTCATTGTTATCTCCCCGAGATTATAGCGCCCTGCGCGATATGTAATTATAACATTAATCGGGGGGTATGGGGTAAACCCTCTTAACTGAGGGTTAGTTGTTACTTTTCTTTCTTGGTGTCTTCAATAGGTATAAACCCAGCAGGGGTAAAAATAGCAAGCCACTTGTAGTTGCATCTATTGCACACCCTCTCATCGCTTCCATCATCTAGCGGTCTTGTTGTAATTCTATTTCCTTGAGGCTCCCACTACTTACAGTTGGGGCAGCATGAGTCACATCCACCTCTAGGCTTAAGGTAGTTATCCTGCATTTGATCGTCACAAATACCTTTTAGCCATTTAAAAACCTATACCTCTTATTCATAATTCACTTCACCTTAATACATTTAAAGTCAAACTTACGCCAGCTATTAGCCAACTCACCCTTTACCTCTTCAGCAGCCTTCTCGCCTTCAACCTTTGAGCTAAACCCATCGATTGATACCATTCCTCCGCCTTGACTCAAACCTAATGCAATTACTAATACCCAGTTCATATCTACTCCTTATTAAACCAAAAAAGCTACAACACCAAGGTATCATAGCTTTCTGTTTTTACTGCTCCGACCAGTTGCGTTATTCACCCCTTCTGTCTTGCCACTTAGTGTAAATATTGTATAGCCTTTCGATTATAAGAACGATTCCGCCAGCTATGCCAACTATGCCACCCCATTCAGCAATACTTAAGTCGACTTCATCGGGTACGCGATTCATCACGCCGTTAGCGCCGCCAACACTCGCAGCAGCTATAGCTCCATAGCTAACCGCTTTATTTATCAGCGCGTCTAGATGCTCCCTCATATATGCTAACCCCTAACCTTACGAGTATTACTACCACCGCTGCGATTAGGAGAATTATCAAATAAGCCTCCATGCCCTCCCCCTAGTATCGTTGATCCAGCTAGAACATGGAACGAGAACACTACATACGGGTAGGCGATATACAGTGACGTTTCAACGCCAGGGTTAAGAAGTATATTCACAGCTACAAGAACCTCAAAGCAACACGCTGAGTAAATCATCAGAACAGCGCTATGCCTTTCGTGGTGTAAGAAGTAAGCCCAAGGGATTAGTATTATTAGCTTTGCGAGGTAATCAAAAGAGGGGTGCATATCGAGAGGAGCGAATATGTAATCTTGAGTAACGTGTTCAAGGATGATAAGTCCAGCCATAGCAGTCATAGATATAAACGACACGCGATCAAGCTTAAGCGCCGCGATGATGTATATCAACATGTACCATACTGGACTCATAATTTACTTAGCCGCCTTTTTTTTCGCTTTAGGCTTAGGTGTCGTTTTTGCATTAGATTTAGTTTTGATTGGTCTTTGCTTTCCTGCCATCAGAATAGATCCTTACGTTAGTTATTGAGGGGGCTTGGTTACGTATCTCTACGCTACCAAGCCTGCAAGGTGTCTGTGCCTTGCCACTTTGGATCACCTCCTTGCGGGTGTGTCTGTGGTTATTTTAACACACCTTCGCTAACGTTAACCACCTTGCAAACATTTCTACCTTGATAATCTACATAATCACGGTTAAGTTCCTTTAATGGTGGCTCTGTAACCTTTAGTGGGTGGTACTCTACTAGGTAAGCTAGCGATACAAACCCAGCGGCTACAATTGATACTGTGACTATGTTTTCATATCTCACAATCAAACCCTCTTTGTTATTTATCTATTCAGTTAATTTAAGCCTTATGATTAGCTTATGGTGTGATTTCACTTTGGTGGCTCTGGCAGTGGTTGCCAATGAGTGGCGAATGTCTCAACCAGCATACGCACCACCCTATTCCCAGAGAATGAATAGCCACTAATAAACTTACCGTCATCAGCTAGCGCTGCAACTATTGGGCGCAAAAATCTTCCATCGTCATCAACGCCAATGGTTACAACCATTTCGTGAGAGGCTGGCATCCTATCATCACAGCTAATCCACTCACTTTGCGGTGCGTTATCTTGCGCCCACTTAACGCCAAGCCTGAATACGTCAGATTGCTGGCTAGGCGCGTCAACTCTTAATTTGTGCCTTGTTAGGCCGTCACGCTCAAGTTTGGTTAACTCAATTTTGCGCATACTCATCTTACTCTCCTTTATTTAAACCATAGTACCAACAAGACCTGTGCTGCTCATCTAGATATTCTTCCATATCCATCTGCAAGCGCTCTATTGTATTCATCAATTCTTCATTTTGCTTTCTAAGGTATTGCAGGTCGCTAGATTTCTGGCTTTTCATTATAGATACATCGCCATTGTAAAACTTAACTTCCTTCACTGACTCTTTTGTCATAATACAAGTCAAGGATATGGCCGGCTATAGCGCAGTCCTTACACCACCCGTTAAGCTTGCTGTAAAAGTAACAACCAGTACCGTCCACCTTCAGATGCATTGGCATCCACTCGGAACCGTTCCATTGTCTAACATGAGTTGCGCCAGCTGGAATACTCATCAGAAACTCTCCGCGCACATAATCAAAATGCAAACCATAAACAAACCTACAACTTGGAGCTTATTTTTAGTTGATTGACTCATTACCATTTCTCCTCGAGTAACTTCTCACGCTTAACATGATCTAAAACACTATTAAGCTGTAAGGCTTTAATGAAACCCTCCAGCCTCTCAATGCGCCTATTAGCGCTAAACAAATCTTTCTTAATCTGCTTCGATATATCCGTCATAAAAACCCCAATTAACTAAACTGCATGTATTGTTACACAGTTTAGCCAATTGACTGCTCTGACCAGTTAACCGTAATAGGTTTCGGTAATGGTTCTTTCTTTCTTGGTTACAAATTTAGCGCCGTCTAGGTCATACTCTAAATCCATATCGCTCATGCTATTGTCACCAGTAATAATGTAATCCCAGAACATAATAAACTTATCATCAATCTTATTTACCACTCGCTGACGACCATACCACCTGTGCATATCAACTTCTGGGTCTGTATAAACTCTTTCGCCTTCTTCCGTTAGCGTCTCGGCTAATCCATCATAATCAGCGCTTTCGCCATCGCGTTCATTACGTTCGATTAAAAACTGCTTTACTGTTAGTTCTGTCATATTCATATCCTCTTGCCGCCCTTGAGCGGCTGTTTAGTAGTTAATAGTTAAATATTACGTGATTACCTGGAAGTTTGTTTTTAACTAGCAGCTTCACAGCTTTAACCGCTAAGTCTTCAGGGAATCCAGCGGCTACGTATACCGATTTTAGGTTAGAGTGAACACTTGCAACATGCTTTTCATTTGCCGCCGCTGCGTCTTGTTTTGCGCGTTCCTGCTTAGCAATTACCTCTTGCTCGTCAATAGCATCCTGCTTTGCTTTCTCAATGTCTGCCAGCCTTTTAACCTCAGCTAATCTGGCATCTTCTTTGCGCTTAAGTTCAGCGTTTTCAGCATCAGCTTTAGCTTGTAACTCTTGCTTTATGCGTAACTCTTCAGCTTGCTTTGCTGCTAAATTCGCTGCGTCAATCTCAGCTTGAGCGTCTAACTTTGCTTGCGCCTTGGCGTCTTCTGCGATCTTTCTGTCTCGCTCCTCTTTCTCTAAGCGCTCAGCCTCAATGTAATCAGCTTTAGCCTTGTCAAAGTCAGCATTCATATAGTGAGCAAGCTCAATGCAGCTATCAATTTCAATCTTGCGCCTCTTGGCTTCGTCTTCCGCTGCTAGCCTATCAATCTCAGCCTGAATATCATCTTCAATCTTTTGAACTTCAGCGTTAACATCTTTGCGAATTGAATCTAATCCTGCGCCTAGCGATACTTTAGACGCTTTAAGCTTCTCAATTGTCTCCACTTCAACCTTTGTCTTGTCCGCTATAGATTGCTTATTCTGATTGATTAAGTCGTCAATAATGGCGTTTGATGCAGTTTTGGCCTTGGTAGCCTTGAATGCGTTTGACTTGATTTTAGCGCGACCTGCTTTTGATTTAAGGTTGCCGCCCTCTAGATTCATGACTTGATCACGAACATGCTCAATAAGCAGCTCAACCCCATTATCACTAGTCAAAACACTTAAGGCTGTCTTTTCTTCTAATACTATTAATTCATTACTCATTACAATCACTCCTTTAAGTTGCCGCTACCAAATAGTAGCGGCTTAAGTTGTTAGAACGGCATTTCGTTATCGTCCCAGCCGTCATCAGCGCCAGGCATTTGCTGCGTTTGCTGTTGGGGTGCTCGCTGCTGTTGCTGCTGTTGCTGCTGCATCTGCGGGGCTTGCTGTTGTTGCGTAGCCTGTTGCCCTGCGTCATTCCAAAACACTTTGCAGTTACCTAGGATCGCACCCTTAACGCCTTGCTGCTTCTCTTCCTTCTTAACGTCTTGTGTGATCATCCCTGAGTTGCCGTATTGATCTAAATCGTTAATGTCGATAAATACAGTTGCGTCAAGATAGGTTCCTTTCTGGCCTTGGAACAGTCTAGCCTTTTCAATCTTGCTCACATCAATCTTTAAACTTACGCCTATTTTAGCCATGTCATTTATCCTTTATTTAAAATTTCGGTTTGTTGTGGTGTTAAGTTGCCCCATTGCTGGGCGATTATTCCCGACCAGTTTTGAGCGTAAAAATCTTTGTCGCCTCGCTTTATAGCATCAGCAATTAGATCTAAATCTGGATTAGACTTATTTGCTTTTTGCTTGCTAGCTGCTGGACTTGCTGCGTTGCCATCGTCGTCTTCAGAAGGTATTCCAGCAACAGCTTGCAGCCCGTAGCGTCTACAATATGTAATAGCAGAGCCTGCACCTTGAGCGTCCTGCTTTGTTAGTTGCACTGTAAACTTATTGCTCATCCACTCCCCAGATGAATGCATTAAGATCGTCTCAACCCCTACCCGCCCATTATCCTCAATAGGAAACTGAACATAGCTAAGCCCATTCTTGCTGAATGGCTCTTTAACAGCCTCAATCACCGCGCCTAAGTCAGCATATTTACTTTTAAAGAAAGGGTTATTAGCGCCCTTGTGTGCGCCTCCCATTTCGCCTTGAGCCAGTGACATAGCCTTAGCTAGCTCAACTATCGTGTCTGACTTGTTCATGCTATCCCCCAGAACTCTAACTCTTTGCGCTCTGCTTCTTCTGGCGTTAAACCTTGAAGTTCTGCGCATTCATCTTCATATGCTTTTCTTGCATCACCCATGCTAGTCACCTTTTAAAACTTTCTTAGCTTGCTTCTCTGCAATTTCTATAATCTTCTGCTCTAAATACTTCTGCCGACTCTGGAATGATTCGCTAGCAGCAAGCTTTATCATTTCGTTGTGGTCGGAAGGTATGTCACATTTAAACGTTGCCATTTTGATTCCTTTATTTACTTGACGGGGTTAATTATGGGGTATACTATTACCCCTGTCAACAACAAACGAGAATTAAATTATGATACGCAGAACAGAGTTAACAGTCACTTTCGAATGTGACTATATGATTGAAGCAGATGGTGAAATCACCGGATTGCTGATACTTGATAAAGGCGGAGTGATTCCAGGTAAGTACTTGCTAGAGCTTGATTCTGTTATTGCAGACCTTGAAGCTCACAATCAGAATATTATTGAGGAAGATAACGCATGAGTGATAAATACATTATAGGAATTGATCCAGACAGCAAAGCGCACGGCGTAGCGTCTTATGATTGCGGCGAGCTGTTAAGCCTTAAGTCTATGACGCTATTGCAGTTACAAGAAAAGTTATTAGCACTAAAGAAGCTACCAGGCTTTGATGAAGTTGAAATTCACATGGAAAACGTATGTGCTAACAACGCTGTATTTAGAGGCGGTCACTCAGTAAAGGTTCAGCAATCCCTAGCTAGACGCCTTGGCATGTGCCAGCAGTCACAAGTTGAGATTGAACGACTAGCTGAAAGCATGGGTGTTCCAGTGGTTCACCATAAAATTAGTAAGAAGTGGAAAGATGCTGCATCAGGTAAAGTCGAGTTCAAGCGCTTAACTGGCTGGGATGGCCTGAGCAATGAAGATACTAGAAGTGCTGCATACTTTGGATTTTTGGGGTGCAAATAATGAAAAATCTAATCAATGGAGTCGGTATAGATGATGCTGACTATAAAAAGCATACCGTGATAAATGGCAAAAGAACAGTGTGTAAAATATATTCCAAATGGAGAAGCATGATAACTAGGTGTTACTCATCAAAGTACCATGAAAAACACCCAACTTATAATGGGTGTTCAGTTTGTGACGAGTGGCTGTCTTTTATGAGTTTTAGGTCGTGGCTGCTAACTAAAAACTGGGAAGGAATGGCTCTAGATAAAGATATAAAATACTCTGGCAATAAAATCTATTCACCAGATACATGCCTACTGGTTACGACGTCAATAAATTCAATGATGACAATGAGCGATTCATCTAGGGGTAAATACCCACCTGGCGTTAGCCTTAACAAGCCATCAGGAAAGTATTACGCGATATTTGGACGTAAGTTTTTGGGGTCTTTTGATAACCAAGAAGACGCAAGCAACGCTTACAAGGAGAAGAAATCCGATAGAATAATAGCTGTTGCAAACCTTCAAGAGCCTAAATTAAAAGGCTACTTATTAAGAATAGCTAAAGAAACACAAGCAAACCTTAAGGATTGAATATGAACAAGCTTAAACAGTTAGCAATCAAAGCAAAGACCAATCACGGGTATTCGCTATCGCAAGAAATGCTAATGGAGATTGAGAACATGGAAGAACAAGCAAAATACGACCACGAAAAGCCAATGTATAACCTACTGCCAGCTAACGCGATAGATTCAATGGCTAAGGTGATGACATTCGGCGCAATGAAGTACCAACCTAACTCATGGCGGTTAATCGATGAACCATTAGAGCGCTATCGTGCTGCATTGTTACGCCACGCTTTCGCTATGCAACGTGGTGAGGTTATCGACCCTGAGAGCGGGCTACCTCATTCGGCACACGTTATGGTCAACGCTGCGTTTATTAATGAGCTTGAAGATAAGTTTATAGGGAGTAAGTGATGAACGTACTTAATAAGATAAAGGCTATTGAGGATTCTATAGCCGAATCTGAAGCGTTAATATCCCCACTGAGACAGTTAGAGGGTGAACTTAATGAGCAGATAGGTGCGGCCGATGAGTCTTTTGCGTATACAAATAAGATGACAGAAACTAATAGGGATATTGTTATCTACACAAGCAAAAAGACAATTGCAGAGGTAAGCATTAGCTCAAGAACCCTACTAAAGATAATCGAGAGCAGTATAGAGGAAAAGACGATCGGCAACAAAGGAATGAAAGATAAACTTAAAAAGATAAGAGAAATACTTAACACCTGATTAACCCCAAGCCCCTTACCTGGGGCTTTTTTGATCAGCTTAAAATACCTTTCCTTCTAACTGGAGCCTTTCTCATGGAGTGCATTTTGAATTCAAACTCGTAATCAGGGTTATTTTCTTTTTTCATGCCTGAAAGCCAAGCTTTACCGCTCTCTCCTAGCTCCATACACTCAGAACTGCAATACCCCCAGTTGTGGCAACTGAGGAATTGAGTTTTCGTGAACGTGTACTCGCAATACGGACACACGCCACATGATACAATGTTAATCATTACTACCGATAGCAACAGCAGCTCTAATTATTCCACAATCATCATATAAAGCATCGTTTATTATATCAGCCTTGATCTTTTCAGCCTCGGTCAACTTGCAATCTTCTGTGTAGCAATACTCTTGGAATGCGAATTTAGACACTGCATAACAAAGAGCTGAGAATTGGGCGAAGCACATACCTTCAATTGCCAACAAGTATTCAGAAATTGATTTATCAATAACCCCGCCTTCACCAACATCACCCAAACCAAACGCGCCACAAGACAAAGCGCTTGAGGCCCTGTGCTCATCAATCACCTTTTTTCTTTTTTCGTACTCCTCAAGATCAATCTCAGTAATCTTATGCTCATTAATTTTACATTCTGTCATTTCATTCACCAACCTTGTTGTTTGTGTGGCAATTATACCCCAAAGGTTAACAGCCTCTTAATAACATTTTAGAATAACAATGCTTATTTACTGGGCTTTTTATTGGTTATTTGGTAATGGGGGTTGACTATCGATGCTCATTGCGCAATAATACATGCACACAACAAAAGGAGTTAACAATGTTACGAATTTCTACACATCCAGGCGAGTTTTTGCAAGAGGTTTACCTTAAGCCTAATGGTATATCCATCACGGTTGCAGCCGACAGCATGGGCGTTAGCCCTTCTACACTATCACGACTTATACGTGGCGATTTTGACCTATCTCCTTCTATGGCGGTAAGGCTTAGCAAGTATGTTGGCAACTCTGCTGAGCAATGGTCTAACTTACAACTTAACTACTCAATCAATAAAGCCTATGAAAAAGTAGGATCTGATTTAATACTTGAGGCTGAAATTAAGTCATGTGTAAAAGATGCTTGGCAGAAAGAGTTATCAGGCAAGTCTGTTTATTTGTCTAACGATGAAGTTGCCGCGATGATGAGCAGTAAGATTTCAGAGCTGCGGAAATAAAAAAGCCCCGTATCAGCGAGGCAATTTAATTTAACGTAACAAGGTGATTATATGCTAAACCAAAACTATTTAAAAGTTTTCCAAAACCAAGGCGGAACGATAACTATCGCAAGCGCCGAACCTGTAAGTGATGATATTCACGACATGACATTTAAAGAAGCGAAGAATTACGCGCAACTAGCTGGGTTAACAATCCAAGACTTGATGCGTATTAGATATCTAGAGGAGTGAGTTATGGACAAGGTAAAAACTTATTTAGAGCTTGGATCGCTTGAAATTGTAGATGGCGATAGCAAAAGGAAGCTTGAGAATTACGTAAACCCACAATTTTTCAGACAAAGAAAAACTTACGATGAGTATTATATCGATGTTACAAACGTGGAAATAGATCTTGATTTTAACGACCTGACAATACTTGCTGAAGATTTTATCGTTAAGGTACTTCATGATGGGCATGTCGTATTATCGGATTAGCCGCGCCAATCTAACCAACCAAACCCGCACTTAGCGGGTTTTTTATTGCCTGTAACTAAGGGGTTGACTTGTAATCTCACTGTATATACAGTGACTGCACATTATTAATGGAGAATGAAATGAGACAACTACCAGTTAGGTTTGCAGATAAGCAATGGCTTCAAGTTAAAGACTTGTCAGAGAAGAACAACATTGACCAATCTCAAGTGGCTAGAGCAGCAATGCAATTAGGCTTGGAGATCCTACGGGGTGATATACCAAAGGGGTTTGCAGTTAACGAATACGTAGCGATAAATAACTTAAAGGCTTTAAATTAAAAAAGCCCCCGTTGTACCGGAGGCTAAATAAACCATACGAGGTAATTATAACATGATGGAAAATAACTTTCTTAAAGCTTTTATAAATAGCAATGGAGATATAACTATTGCTTCAGGTGTTCAAGACGGAGACTTGCTTAGCGATATACAAGTTAGCGCTATAACTGTATCTCACCAAGACTTAAGATTATTGGCAGACTCGCTGGTATCTATGGCTCGCCAACTTGATGAAGAGGCAGAGCAAAATGAAGTGGTTTAAGCATCAAAGCGACGCAAGAAACTCACTAAAGCTTAGAAAGGTAAGGCGCAAGTATGGGGCGGATGGTTATGCCATTTACTGGTTTTGCCTTGAAGCTATCGCCTACGAAGTAGATAAGGACAACCTAACCTTTGACCTTAAGGAAGATGCGGAGACGATCGGGTTTGAGCTATGTATACAAGAGAAAACAGTAGAGGAAATCATGACATTTATGGTTTCAATCGGGTTATTTGAAAGCTCAAACAATGTAATTACGTGCCTAAAGCTTGCAGAAAGCATGGACAAATCAATGACTAACAGTCCAAAAATGAGAGCCTGGCTAGGAGAAAGGAACCTACCTATAGAGCCAACAAGTGTCATGACATTACCTGACAATGCCAAGACATGTCCTGAATTAGAAGTAGAAGTAGAAGTAGAAGTAGAAGTAGAAGTAGAAGTAGAAGTAGAAAAGATTAAAAAGACTAGTCGCTTCACTCCTCCTTCATTACAAGATGTTGTGCAGTACTGCTGTGAAAGGAAAAACTATGTTGATCCCCAAGGTTTCATTGACCACTATTCAGCAAGCGGATGGATGAGAGGGAAAACTAAAATTAAAGACTGGAAAGCATGTGTTAGAACCTGGGAAAAGAACAGCGCCGCTCCAGCTCAACCACAAGAACGAAAAAAGCCTAGAGGGTTTGGTGAATGAGATATTTAGAATTAGGGACGGATGCAAGCGCCCTGCTGGTTGGAATGCTTCTTGATAAGCCAGATAGATTCCAAGATATAACTTTGACTCACGACATGATATTTGGCGTTGATTTGAAAGACGCTTTTAAATCTATCGTTTCGTTAAATGCTAGAAATATGACCGCAGACTCTATGGGTGTTTTAGATGACATGGTTTTGCAGGGGTTAAATGTAAACTTTGCTTGGCTTGCAGACTTAGAGCTTAAAGCAAGTAGATCTAGCCTTATGGGCAACGTTAAGCCGCTTGAGAGCGATATTAGGCGCGCACACTCATGCAAGGTAGCAAACGAGGTGATCGGCTCTCTAACTGAGGCTGTGGGGCGCGCAGACGTTGAGGCTATTCAAGGTTGTGTTGAACCTTTGATGAATATGAATGTTGAGCGCAAGTGTTATGACTTTTCATTTAGCGAAATGTTTGCAGACACTTTGGCTGATGCTGCTGAAGGCTTAGATGGAGCTAAAGATAGAGGAAAGATAAGCACTGGCATAGCAGATATAGACTCTCAGATAGGCGGCTTTCACAATGGCGATCTGATTATTCTTGCAGCTAGGCCAGCAATGGGTAAAACAGCTTGCATGATAAACATGGCGTTGGGCGCTGGAGATGGCAAAAAGGTTGGAATAATGTCGGGAGAGCAACCCAAGGTTCAGATAGGTTACAGGATGTTCTCTACCACTTCAGGTGTTGAGATTGGCAATATCCGCAAAGGTATGGACGAAAGAGAATACGAGTCAATGGCTGCGGCTTCTGAGATGCTACAAAACAATGGAGGAAGAATATACGAGAAGCCAGCCCCGACAATAACCGATATCTGCAATAAGGCTAGAGAGTGGAAGCACAAGTATGATATCGATGGATTGTACATTGATTACTTGCAACGTATTAAGTCGGTAAACACTAACGCGCCAAGGCATGAGCAAGTTGGCGAGATTGCAATGACCCTGAAGGAGCTAGCAAGAACGCTAGACATCCCAATCATAGCACTAGCACAGGTTAACAGAAGTGTTGAGTCTAGACCTGAGAAGCGACCAGGAACTGGAGATATTAAGGATTCAGGAACTATCGAGCAGGAAGCAGATCAGATATTAACGATTTATCGTGATGAAGTTTATTTTGATGATACTCAAGACAAAGGTCTTGCAGAAATTGACGTAAAGAAAAATAGACATGGTGCAACTGGCGTTATTAGGCTTGAGTGGATAGCAAGATGCCTGAAGTTTAAAGGTCTTCAAGAAAACTGGTCTCCATTCCACCAAATACCAGATCAAGACAAAGACGAACCTCAAGATGATTGGAGAGATACAGATCACCTTTGGGGCGGAAGATAGGGAGTGTTAGATGATTATAAAATATAGAAACGTAACCGATTTCGCCATGAAGTATATTTGCGAAAGATTTAACAGGGGTGACAAGCTTTTACCGCAGGATGATGGATGCGCAATAACTGGAATATCTAGAGGAGCGTGGCGCGAGGCGGTGGCTAGGTTGAACGCAAAGGGTGTCATTGCTATGAGTCACGGCAAGCCCAGTGTTATTAGTGTTGATCCACTTTCATCAGAAGAACATTACTAAGGGGTGATTTATGAAACCAAGAATTAATAGCAGCAATGAGCCAACTCAATACCACTGTAACGACTCATGCAATGCATGCGGAGGCAATAACGAAGTAACCGTAACAGATACTTTGGAAGGTCATTTAATGGAATGCAAAACTAAGTGTAAAGATTGCGGTCACGATGATTACTGGGCGCATGGGTTCTTTGAGTCAGGTCAGGAAATGGAAAGCAAATGCAATAAGTATTCTTTTGGTAAGGGGTGATTTATGGAAGCATGGAAACCAATGCAGAATGTTATGGCAGATGTTGAGATTTTAGAATATGCGTTTAATGGTGTTGAGTATTCTATTGCCGCTAGCAATGTAAGTATCGATGGAGAGTTGGCCGCAACGATAGCTGACCAAACAATAATGCAAATGCTATGTGATAACGATTAAGTGGTCGGAGCAGTTAATTTTAGATTGTGGTGTATGGTTGGTAAAACTTAAGGAGATTGTGATGAGTCAGTACAAACCAGAAGCAGAGCGTGACAATGAAGCGCTAACTAGATTCACAACCAATGGCGATATAACCCTAATGGGACTGTATAAGGCCACAAAGCACAATCTTACAATGTGCGGCCGCATACTAGGGCACAATAGAATGACGATTAACAGGGTGTTTTACAGCGGAATACATACCTCGATAATTGTAAACTCAAGTGGAAACATAGTTTTATTAACTGAGCTAAACGGTGGTGGAGCATGAGCAACAACCAATCAATTCAATACTTGGCAGAAAAAGCCGTTGCCGGTGGCTATGAAACGTTTACCCATGTTACGCCATGTAGGAAGTGTAAAACCTTTGAGCGTTACTCTAGAGGCCGTAGCGGTTGTGTTAAGTGCGCTAAGGTAGCTAAGGAGATTTACCATCGCAAGAAGGTTAACGGTGGCCTCACTCCAGTTATGCTTATGAGCGCTAAGTATTTGAGTACGACTTTATGAAATCAATCCAGCTAACTGAGTCGGTACGCCAATCTGTGATTGACAGTATCGACTACGCAATAGCGAAAGGTGGTCTTGAGTTTAAAATCGTCAAGGCTACCGATAGGCGCAATGCTGAGCAGAATAAAAAGATACACGCAATGTTAAGCGATATAAGCGCTCAAATTACTCACTATGGGCAAACGTACTCGGTTGATGTTTGGAAAAGACTCTGTGTTGCTGCTTGGCTTAGAGAGCGAAACGAGCAAGCGTTAATGGTTCCAGCTATCGATGGGAATGGAATCGAGGTTATTTTTGAAAAAACTAGCAAGCTTAGCAGAAAGAAAATGGCAGATCTTATCGAGTGGGTTTATGCATTTGGCACGAATGCTGGCGTTAACTGGTCAAAATTATAATTAGGATTGAGTTATGAATGTATTAAGTTTGTTTGATGGTAAGTCTAGTGGGTATACAGCTTTAGAGTTAGCTGGCAAAAATGTTACTAATTACTACTCTTCAGAGGTGGACAAGTACGCTATTCAAGTTAGTAACGCTATTCACCCAAATCAAACGCGCTTAGGTGACGTTACCAAGTGGAAGGAGTGGGATATTGATTGGGCTAGCATTGATTTGATTATTGCTGGCTCACCTTGTCAGGGTTTTAGTTTTGTAGGTAAGCAGCTTGCTTTTGATGATCCAAGATCTAAATTGTTCTTTGTGTTCGTCGACATTCTTAATCATATTAAATCTGTTAACCCTGATGTTTTGTTTTTACTTGAAAATGTAAAGATGAAAAAAGAATACATGGCTGTTATTGATGAGCAGTTAGGAGTTGAAAGTATATTAATTAATTCATCACTGGTTAGCGCTCAGAATCGACAGCGTTTGTACTGGTCTAATATTCCTATTGATGAACCGTTGAGTAGAGGTATTTTTTTGGTTGACATATTAGACCACGAATTTGATAAGCCAAACTCTCATTTGTGGCATAAGTGGTGGAAGGAGAAAGGTTCATTTCAATTAAGAAAGCGATACTCTGCAATCGTCAATGACGGAAGTGTTGATAAGGCGATATGCATGACGGCTAGACAGTTTTCTTCATGGAATGGTAATTTTTATAAAATTGGAGCGATGATTGGCAGAAAGATAAACCCAGAGACTGGCAAGCGTGATGATTACAATAAAGAGATAAAAACAGAGCAGGTTATAGAGCTTCGTAGTGATGATAAAACAAGCTGCATATCAACAGTAACTAAGGATAACCTTCTAGTTAAGAATGAGCAGCTATACAGAAATCTAACTCCTCGCGAATGCTTCCGACTACAAACAACACCAGAGCATTACATTGATAAAATACTTGGCTGCGGGGTAAGTAACTCGCAACTATACAAAATTGCCGGCAACGGGTGGACGGATGAAGTTATCGCTCACATATTTAGAGGTATAACTGGTCTGAGCAGTGATTAGCCTAAACCGTGTTAACGTGGGTAAAAATTAAGGAGAGAGTTATGAAGAAATTATTTATTATTGCGATGATAGCAGTTGCGCCTGTATCGGCTAAAGACAGATGCGAGTCGGTTCACTCAATCAGCGAGACATCAATGAAGTTGAGGCAGAATAATTTCCCAATGCCTAAGCTAATGGCTATGGCTGGAGATAATGAATCAGCTAAAAGTATTGTGTCTATGGCTTATGAATACCCGGTATGGACAACAAAGGAAACAAAGCTAAAGGCTATCAAGGAATTCGGAAACGAGATGGCTTCAAAGTGCTACGGCGGCAAGCTATTAGATTAGATAACGAAGAAGAGAAGCATGGGTAATCATCAGCAGCTTGCTTGGCGGTGGCGCTGGCATTAACGGTCTGCTTTATGGTGTTTACTTTATAATTGGGGTGTAAAATGGCTCAGCTAAGCAGTGTTACAATTAGACGTATAAAGTCTGAAGGTTATAAGGCTCGCGAGGATGGAAAGTGCAAGTGTGATAATCCATACTCGTGTAATCAGAATAAATCACTATTATGGCTTGATGCGTTTGATAGCGGTACGCCTAACAAGTTTGAGGAGCTAAGATGAGTAAATTACAAGAGCAGCTTAAGCGTCATGAAGGGTTAATGCTTAAGGCTTACAAGTGCACATCCAACAGAACGACAATTGGTTATGGTCGCAATCTAGATGATAAAGGTATCACTCAGGCTGAAGCTGACTTAATGCTGGAGAATGATGTGCTGTTTTTAATGTCGGTATTGCCAGCAAAAATATCATTCTTTAATGAGCTAGATAAAGCCCGGGCCGATGTATTGGTTAACATGGCGTTTAACCTTGGGGTTAACGGATTGCTTGGGTTTAAAAAGATGCTAGCTGCAATTGATGATGGCTACTTTACTAGAGCTGCTGCTGAAATGCTTGATAGTAAATGGGCTAGGCAAGTAGGTGATCGCGCTCTAGAGCTGGCCGAGCAAATGAGAGTGGGGGAATACAAATAATGTGGAGTTTTATCACTAAGGTGTTCGGGTTTAGCGGCGTTGCTGATACAGCGCTAAAGATTGTTGAGAAAATCAGCGGTACAGATTGGACAGCTAAGGAGAAAGCTCAGTATGTATTAGACTACCAGAACGCAACTAAGCATCAGTCACCAGCGAGGCGATTCATTGCTATGTGCGTTTGCTTTGTGTGGATAGTGTTGATCTTAACTTGGCTGGTTGCGTCTATTATCGGTAGGTTTGCATATGATACCGCTTTGAATCCTGGCACCGTGTTAGCCGCTGACGTTAGCGCGTTCATGGATTTGAATATAACAAACCCGTTTAATATCATACTGGCGTTTTACTTTACCACTCAGATTTTAAACGGGCTTAAGAGGTGAAAAGAAGCCCCGTTTATAGGGGCTTTGTTGTTATGGTATAGATTTTAACCCTGTTACGTCGTTACCTGACCCCGTGTTAACAACCGACCTGCATACGCCAGAAATAACATTATTGGCACCTGTTACCCTCACTACACCGTTCGAGCTGACTTGTATAACGTTCTCGTTTCCACCGACGACCAGCGCGTCGTTTTCGTCCGATCTCTCAGCAGCTATAACCAACGCGTTGTTATCTCCCGTAATAGACGCGCACACGCTGTTAACGTTCCTCGCCGTAATCGATCCTGAGCTATGGCTCCCTGCGATTGAGACGGATGTGCCCAGTCCCGCAGCAGAGGAAACAGAGAGGTTCATAGTGTATCGAGAGCCACTCAATATCACAGGAATTGCTGCGTCAGTCGCTTTTGAAACGCAGGTTAGGATGTTATGTGACGCTGAAGCGGTGTCTCTGACCTCCCGGCTATGAGTTTGTACAATGTTGTACGAACCCGATATAATGCACTGGGTGCTGGGATCAACGCGTCGAAGTATATTACCAAAACCCCCCATATCAAGGGGCCCGCTGGCGTCTTGTATTAAATCGACAATGTTGTACGACGCGCTAAATACCGGGGGTTGGTTAAACTCAGATATCAATCCGGTGATGTGACACCGCGACGTGTCAGCGTCTATAATAAACGGTCTGTTAGTTGCGTTACTCAGACCACCCTTCAGGTTTAGTGCTATCCTACTTGACTTAGTTTTGAATCCAACCGCATTTTGAGTTATATCATGCGCCAGTATATCAAAATCACTATGCTCGTGGGTGTCGAAGTCTTGAGGATCAGGGTTAGTCTGAGACACTAAACCCCCAGCGCCTTCTCCCGTCATCCTGATTCTGTTAAAGTTACAAGATGATTGTGAGGTGCCAATCACTGTGCCTCTGAAATTCACATCTACGTCATTGTTGCGTATAGATGTTATGTCCGTAGGTGACGCTGCTAATGGCTGCCAAGATAGTAGAGAGTAGCTGTTGTCTATCGAGTAAGACAAACAGTTATTTTTCGCTCCCGTTTGCATTGCAGCCCCGTTTGTGAAATCAGCTATAACAAAGTTATCTATTCTGTTAAATGTGCACTCAGCCCCATTAATCCCTTGCTGTGCCAGCATTCTAATCGCGTGAGTGTATGCAGTCCCGGGAATTAGAGATGGCGGTATACCGAATTCAAACCCTCGTATCACGAAATTGTTGAAAACCCCGTATTTGCTTGAATCTACTTGCAACCCCAAATCTGTCGCGCCCTCCATGATCACGTCAGAGTAAACACCGTTCTCGACCATTCGTGCTGCGTCAACACCAACGTCACCAAACATGTGACTAATACCATTATCGCTAAACGTCCTTACACCCGATACTATATGATTTTTCCCTCCTCGATTCACGTATGCAAAATGATCATCGGCTCGCCCTAGGCCAGGAAAAACGTTTATTGACTTATCGGGTACGTTAGGCGTAGTAAGACGAACATTATTTACACTCCAGTTTGACGGGATAACAGTGGCAGAGTAGGCGGTTAGACAGGAGAGGTACTCACCCGTTGCAGACATTTGCCCGTTCTCTGCGTTTATTGTTACGCCGCTTGCCGGGATACCATCTCTACCAGAGCCAAATACCCCGGTGTGGTCGAAACCCTTTAAAAACATTGTTGAGCCACGGCCTATTGGCACCGTGTTTTTGTCCACGATAGCCTCTAATCGTGAGTTGTTATTTACAGCCTCAGAAAAGTTGTCTATGACAATATCAGAATAAAGCCCCATCTCAGTAACTCCAGTAATAGAGCTGGCGCTGTGAGAATTAAGGGCGTCCCTGTTAGCGAGTGCTGCGTGATCATTTAGTTTAATTTGATAAACAAACCCCAAATCAGGAGCTGTGCCTACAGTGTAAGGCAAAACCGTTGCAGGTAATGGGCTGTAAGCTTCGCCATTGTAAATCATGTATTGGTTGTAAAAGTCGTAAGTTTGACCGCTAGCCCACACGCCACCGTTTAATGGTATTGGGGCAATTAATGCCGCGCTATTGGCTGCATCTATTGCGCTTTGCGCTGATTCTATTGCGCTTTGCGCTGATTCTGCCGCGCTAACTGCTGAGCTTTGAGAGCTTGCTTCTGATGCTATTGCAAAAGCTTCAGACTCATCTCTATACTCTTTGGCTTCAGCAACCAACTGCTCCACATATGCAATTTCAGGAGGCGTTAACGGCTCATTGCTTAGCAGCAACTCCCCCAAGGTTGTTGCAACTGTACTAGAGTTAACAATAACCTTTTTAATTTGCTGGAACTTGCCATTGCTTTGATTGTATCGCATCAGCACAGCGAACACGCCGAACTGAACATTTATTGAGTAAGAGCCATCCGCGCTAGTCTTGTAAACAGCGGGGGCGGTTGTCATAACTTCCCCTGCACCCTGAAGGGTTATGAATTGTATCTCTGCAAAGCTGGCTATCTCGCCGTAAGGATCAAGTAAAACACCTGCTATTTGAACTGACATATAAAGTCCTTAATCTGGAGTGTCGCCACTACCATTAATGAATCGTGCTGTATCTGTGTATTGTATTGTAACAGTTGCGCCCGATTTAATTAAGCCGCTACCAGCTAAGCCGCCTTGGCCCGGCCCTATCCCACCAGCGCCAACGCCATTCTGACCCCAGTTGCCGCCATTTATACCACCTGCTCCGGTACCGCCGTTACCGTTAGTGTCTCCGTCTTGCCCTGGCTCGCCATAAACAGTTGTAAAAAAGTCAGTCGCAGAACCTCCGGCGCCACCAACTGCTGGAGTGTTACCAGCTCCAGAACCGCCTCCATTACCCGGCGTTCCTATTGATGAGCCGCCAGAGCCGCCACCGCCACCGCCTGGCGCTCGAATATACCCGTCAGCAGTTGGATATGCCGGATTACCTGTTGCACCTTCTAGATATATCTCGGTGTCTACTCCGTCAGCATTGAAACAAATCCCACCATCACCACCATCACCAGCTAATGGGGTTTGTATCCAAGGCGGGTTAAACTCTGGTTCGTATATCCACCCAGCGCCGTTACCGCCATCTCCTGAGTGAGACTGCCAGTCAGTTCCGTTGATGCAGATAATCGTTACCGTTGAGCCTGCTGCGAATGCGCCATTTCTCATTGATGGGTTTAGCGTGTCATCGGATAAAACCTTGCAGTTATCTAGGACTACAGTCCAGTCAACCGATTGTGATGGCCTACCAGCAAAATCATTATGAATGTCAATTTCTGAAATTACAGAGTCTTTACGATAAGTTATATTTTCACCACCACCTCCAGATATAGCCTGAAGGTAAGTAAGCGCTTTAATCTTATATGCTCTACCTACGCCCTTATAAGAGTATTGTGGCTTTGTTTGGATTATCTGCGCCCTAACAACTTCGCTATCACCCTCTACGTTTTGCAAGTCTTGATGGGTGAATGAAACAATATCACCTGTAAGGTAGTTTAGGTATTTCTCCTCGCAATCCCAAGAGTATTCTCTAGGTTCAACGCTAAACCTTGATGTATTTCTCTGAGTTCTTAGAGTTGCGTCATTAGTGTTTAACAATGATGATGATTCAAGCTCAACTGATTTTGTTGATCCGTAAAAATCATCGGTTTCATAAGTTGTATCTGAGTTAATAGCTACTTTTTTATAATTACCCGCGTCATCATTTTCAGTTTTAAAAGGTTTGTCGTATTTAACAAATGTCCTTGATGCCCTCTCGTCTGGCTTTGTTGAATAAGTAAACCCAAGCTCTGTAATGCCGCGACCTACAACAATATCTTGTGATGGCTCTTTCCATGCTGAAACAGCAGAGACTTTTATCTTTGCAGGCTCTAAAGCTGATTCCCAAATATCTAACATGTAATCCATGCAGAGGGAGTTGATCCTATCTTTAACCGCTATTGGCTCGTGCCATACGTTTGTAATTGTGGTTCCAGCCCAGTAATCATCAAACTCGGATTGCCATGCTGTAGCGTCTAGATAGCTAGGTGGCAATTCTGCGGCTAGCAAAAGTTCGACTAGGTAGTCAGACATTGGTTGCTCATCAGATACTGTGCATATCTGAATGTTATCACCAGCATCGTGCTTTTCGGCTACGGTTCTAGATATTGAATTCCCGCCCACACCTTTTACGCCGTAAGAGCGACCTTGCACTGTTAAGATTTCAGTTCCTGAATCGTAAGAAACAGGTGTCATTAAGTCGTCACCAATCTTTATCGCTTTAGGCAGTGAGACCCAATCATACTGGGAGTCATTAACTGGAATCTCCGTTGCTGTCTCGTCAATATCAAGCCTTAACACCGTATCCGTTGATGGCGGGTATTGGTTATAGTCCTTGTACGTGCGCTCAAGGTAAGATTTGCATATTAGCGTGTAATCACCGCTAGCTGACACCTTTAACGCCTCAGATAGGTATACAGAGGTGCTGGTGATGGTATTAACCCCGCCCTCTCGCGTAAATCTATAGAGTTTAACTTCACGACCACTTAAAAAGTTGCGAGCGTTAAACTTTGACATGTAAGTGCCGTTTGGCGTGGTATTAACTGGCCCGGGATCGCCTTCCCAGTCATTAAAAGTGACCGATAAACTACCACGACTTGCCATGCCGTCTAACTTTAAAGTCGGCGTTGTTTCAGATATAGATTTAATCTGCCTATATATTGGATGCCCGGCTTCAAATTCATTTACGCTGATTGGTACTTTTGCTGTGCCGAAGTAATACGTCCAAGTATCGTTACCGCTCTCTACGCAAGTAATAGGCGTGTGATAACCTTGCGACCAGTTAACGCCTTGAGGGATAGTGCATGTGCCGTTAACGTATGGCAGTTCAATAGATAAAACCTCAAAATGCTCAATACTCATAGAACGTACCCCGTCCAGCAGCTAAACTTCATCGATACGTTTTGAAGCTCTCTTGTCTGGGAGTGGGCTTTAACTGATGATGGTATGCAGTCATAACAATAATATCCGCGATCGCCTCTTGCCTCTTCCTCGACAACAAAAATTCCATTCCTTACAGCAAACCCCTGCATAGGAACCCAGACCTCTTCAATATCTATATTTGTTATGTTGTTGAACTTAAGAGTTCCGCTAATACCTGTTGACTCGATAACTTTTGCTGTGGGCATTCCCAAGTTAGTTTGCGTTCTCTGCTTGTATGCTGGAGTTGACCAAGGGCGAGAATATCCAGATTCCTCGCCGCCGTTTGGAACATTCCAGCAAGTACCCGCAGCTAAGTAAGCAACGCCAACAATAGAGTTAGATAGTATCTTAGTAAATGTTATGCGCCACTTGGTGTAAGCCGTGCTAGACGTGTTAACGTGCATTATCGTGGAATCTGATGTGATGTTATAAGTTCCATCTACTACATAAGCCACGCCGTCCCAATACTCGATATCAATTGTTGATACTTTGCCGAATACGTCTAAACCAGATAGCCCGATATAGCCAACATTATCAGTCTCTAACTCAATTCTGAAAAAGTTTGAACTGGTACCGCTTCGATATATTTCAGAAAAATCCTTATCTAAAAGGTACTGAAGCGGGTTAGCTCCTGCGTCCTCTACTATCGTTACATTACCATCTGTTAGTATGTTGCTTGTTGAGATATACATTTTTTACCCCAGTGTAATTTCGCCGCTGTTAAGCTTCTTATTCATAACGCTTGCGAAAGCCTCAGCTAATTCGTCGCCATCTTCTGCGGTTATTGTAACAGTGTTGCTAATGTTGTCTCTATTTGCTCCGCTACCGATTGATTCGTTTATCTCAACTTCACCGGTAACTGATGCTTGGCCTTGATCTTGTGCAGAAGTTCCACCAGCAGACGCTATGCTCCCGCTGCTTCCGCCACTCCCTCCACCGCCAAGGCCGCCAAGAGTTGCCGCCGCTATAGCTGCCATTTTTATATATCCGTTAGCCTCGATAGCTGCCGCAACTGGCGCTCCCGCAATTGGACCTAACTCAGCAAGCGCTCTAACTGATGCTGCTTGGGTATTAAAAAACACCTCTGATGCTGCTAGCGCTTGAGACGCTATAAACAATCCTTGGGTTATGGTGTCGCTATCGCTAGCTAACGATTGGCCTATTGATATGATGGATTTGGCATTGCTGGACTCCATAGCCAAAGTCTTTTTTTGATATGACTCTGTTAGCTTTGCTGAATCATCCTTTGATTTCTTTTCCGCCTTTCCTTTTCCGTCAAGGTAGGTTACGAACATTCCTAGAGAGGCATCATAATACTCCTGCTCTATTTGTAGCTGAACCTCTAGAGTTTTGCCTGTTGGTAGAACCGTTCCCTCTGGTTCCACTGGGTCGCCAGTACCTGATTCCTCCCTTTGTTCCTCTTGAAATGCCGCGAAGTCAGCTTGAGCTTGTTTTATCTGGTCGTAATAATCCCTTGTTGTATCTATATCCTGCTGCATTCTAGCTATGCGATCTTCAAACTGCTCTTGAGTCTCACCGCCTCTACCAGCAACCACAATTGGACCTTGCTCCTGCTGCGCTGCTAATGCTGCCTGTCTGTTTTCATTAAGAGATAACTGCTGCTTAGCAAGCACTTCCAACTGATTGTTAAATGCTTCTATTTCTTTCAGGGTGTCGGCGTCAGCAAATATTTGCGCTAAGTCAGCATCTTTGATTGCATCGCCAATACGGTCTAAATCTAGCTCTGTGTTCCACTCTGCAAAAAACTCAGCTACTGACATTGTCGCGTTATTCATCATAGGGATAAATGGAGCTAATGCGTTGGCAACAAACGAAGTAAACGAAGTTGTTAGCGCGTCCATGTTGTTAGCAAAGTCTACATAGTTCTGCTTCTCTCTATCGCTAAGCTCATTGTTTAAACCGTTAAACTCCTCTTTAAGCTTCTTAAGCTCTTTTCCGCCATCAGCTAGTAATGGGATTAAAAGTGTCGTGTCACTTGCTACAGACTCAAGCGCGAAGCTCATTTGCTTGGCTGATGCGTCAACCTTCTCAAGCTCTGTAACCATGAACTGTAGAATTTCTTCACCACTCATATAGTCCATTGCTTGAGCTGTTTTGTATGCTTGCTCCTCAGTTAGCTTTAACGTGTCGAAAAAGTCGTTTAATGGGCCGGAGCCTTTGCCGGTTTTCTCGAATGAAGTTATGAATTCACCAACTCGCTCTGCTGCGTCTTTGGATTGATCGCCGAATTTCTCAGCCGATACACCGGCGCGCTTCATTGCGAAGTCTAAACCTTTGAACTCTTCAGCAGTTACCCCCGCAAGCCTAGCCATGTTTTCGGTTTCTTGGGCAGACCTACCAGTCGCAACGCCAAATGCAACCATGGCAGTAGTTCCTATTGCTAAAGCTGAAGCAACAGCAGTCATCGCTGTTCCGGCTACCCCAGCCGTTTTTGAGAACTTATCAAGGGATGCATCAGCGCTTTTAGTGCTGTCATCTATTCCTTTTAGGTTTTTCTCTGATTTGGATAGTTTTGCATCAAGCTTTGCTGTTTTTGCATCTAGCTCAACGATTAGTTTTTCAGTGTTCATCTTGGCATCCCGTTAGCTAGTCGCTGATGATATATTGCTAAGGTAGTGTCATTAGATACAGGCTTAACATCGAAATAAACTGAGGATTCAATAAAATCCATTTGCCACGCCTCGGAAGGTTGTATTCCTTTTGAAACCAAAGCGCGCCACCATCCATAGTGGTCAAAGTCGCTTATTTCATCAGAGCCTTTTAACTTGGCTCTGCCTCGGAATGGCAAAAATCCTTTTTTGATTGAATAGCTTCTTCTTGATATACGCGATCTACTTCAAGAGCTAGAGCGTAAAGCACGTAGCAGTATGGCTGCGCGTACTCCCCATCATCGCTTACAGGCCTCCAGCCTGAGCGGTCGCAAGCGTCAGATATCTCATTAAGAGTTATCGCTGAATTGCACTGCTTAGCTAGGCACCAAAGTAATATAGAGCCGTCGATATCATCAACGTGATTACTGATCGCCTCCATGAGCTTTAGCGTTGGCACGCCTTTGTTAGCATGAACAACATTAATGACGCCCATCAAAGTAGACCAAAGGCCGCGACCAGTTTCACGCTTAAAATCGCGCTTCGCTGCCCACGTAACCTTATAGTCATAGCTCTTGTAAAAGAGTTTAAATTGCATGGCTAAACCACTGTTGGAGCTGTGTAAGTGTAAATGCCGCTAGACATGAATGTTACAGCCATAGTTGGTACGCCGTTAAGTGGTGCACCATCAGAGCGACCAGACACAACAAACTTACCAGACCATGACTCGCCACCAACACCAGTTTCAATAGTGTATTCAGCTTGAACGCCTGACTCGATATCGCCCTTAATAGTGTTTTGACCAGCTTCGTTTATCAGGTTGAAGTTACCAGCAAATTGAACCTGCTTACCAGCCATAAACGCATCAAGGTACTCAATGTAACCGCCGCTAGATTTGTTAGTTGTTTCGACTGGCGCACCGTTAATTGTTAGCGTCCCGTCAAGTTGACCTAAAATGTCAACTTCTGAACCACCAGTGCCAGCCTTGATTACATAATCATTAGAACCTGCCATGTTTAAACCCTCTTTTTAAATGCTCGATAGTTAATTGTTAAACCGCCCTGATACCAACTTTCTGAGTCTGAAGGGCTTATGTTAGATGAATCTAGTATTGTTACCGCTTGACCATTATAACTTGCTTCTACTCCAGTTAAAAACGCGCCTTTTATGGTGTCGATAGTCTCTAGGTATTTTGTTCCGTAGTAGTCAGAATTTAGGTTTGTAAACACTGAGATCTGAATCGAGCCAAGTTGCTCGCTGTCATCATTGAGTGTCTTCCCTGCTGAGTCCTCAGTTGATGGCATAAAGTAAAATGCTATGTAGTAACTACTATCCGACCTATCATCAGGATCGAAAGGCTTATTTTCAAATGATATGTTAGCAACCGGAATCCCAGCTGTATTGAGCAGGCCTACCATAGCATCTCGTATATCTGAATCGCTCATAATGTTCTAATCTTCTTTTGCATAAGGATTAAGTTTTTACGTACCCAGCCACCTGGAGCCTGTTCTGAATATCCGCCGCTAGATAGTATTTGATATTTGCCATCTATCCACGAACCAAGTTTAACGGGGTTTGGATATCCCCCATATTCAAGCAGGTTAATAGGTGGTGAGTTGTTCACAAAATATAAAGTTTTACCTAATACGTTTTTAGGAATTCCGCGCAATACTGATGATATGGAATCAGAACCACCTATAGACGGCTTTCTAGCAGTGTTGCTAACTTGACTCTTGGTTGATAAAAACCAACTGTTACGAGTGCCGCCTGATTGCGCTGGGGTTTGTTTGATCATGTTTTTCATGCCATCAAGGTAAACGACGGTAACATCATCGTTAGCCGATTGCTTTAAATCTGCCATGGCTTTTTTAACATTACCCAAACCTTTTAGCGGCATTATTGTTTTCTCACTTGTGCGATGTAGGCTAGCGGCACACCTGCTGGTGTTTTATTGTCTACGCCAACTACAAGCCACCTATCCGAGCCTTCAGTGATGATATTGCCGTATTCAATAGTAATGTCGCCATTAGATACCAACTGCCTATCACCAGCTTTAACGCTCGTTCCGTCAATAGCGTTCTGGTTGTAGCTTTTGAAAATAGCATCAACTAATTGAACAGTTGTTATCGTTTCGGTAGGTGGAGTTATACCATCGCCACCAGTTAAGGCTTTAACCTCTTTAAGTATGGCGTTAGGGTTTTCGCCAACTGCCTTGTTAGCTTTGCGTAAGCCTTTTTTAACTTTAGCCGCTACGCTTGCGCCGCTCATCTTAAGTAACCCATATTTTCACGCCCAAGGCCGTTACCATATCCACCGCCGCCGCACGGTGAGTTGTTGTGGCCTATTTTAGTTAACGGATACATTTGATTAACCACGCCTTGAACTACAGCGTTAATGGATGCGCTTGAGCCGTCTTGGTAGGTTTCAGAGTAAACTCCGTCAACATTGAATCCTGCTAATCGCTGACCGCCGCTAACCTCGTTAGTGCTAGCGCCAGATTGAATAGCGTCAGCCTGATACAGTTGCGAGAGCTTAAGCTCATTTGGTATTGAATCGCTATCAACTGAAACGCAGTTTTTTAATACACCTGTGCGCGGATAGATATTGGTTTGGATTTCGTGGGTACGAACACCTTGAAGTGTGGACTCAAGCGGAATAAGCCCTAGATAGCCGTTACGCAATAATACCTCTGCTTCGGTGTCATCAGTAGGTAGTGTTATTCCGTACTTAGCAGCAAGCGCTCTAGCGTCTGCTAGTGATTGATAACTATCGGAGTCTAAAACGCCGCTTCCATCTTCCACGATTAACATAATAAACCCTCTTAAATTTTAACCAAGTATACCATATTGTACTGGTCGGAGCAGTGAAACGAAAGTTTGGCGTTATAATGTGTTTAAATTAATAAGGAGTGATTGCAGTGAGTGAAATTGATATGAGCAAGGTTTCTGAAATGTTCGGTGCAAAATCAGAAGAGTTTAATATCGTTGTTAGCCGCGACTTAGTAGAGGAAATTATCGGATGCATATTTGACTGCGACTTAAGCGAGAGCGATTCGGTTGAGTATGCGTACAATACTTTAAACAATATTGATAGTGAGGAAAAATAAAATGGAATCATACACAGGTACGGATAGCGTAAACGCAGACTTGGCAAAATGCCGAAGTAAACAAGGCCATCGCTCTAGGTGGGTTATCGCTGCTGATAACAACAAGAAAGATAGATTGGTTAATGTTAAGCAGGTTAGGTCACTGCCAATATTTATGGGGTGTTAGGCATGGCAAAGTTTAAGGTTACTCTGCTCTTCAAGTCTGGTAGAGAGGTCACGGTAAAGTGTGACGATTACAGTTTCACATTTGACACTCTTGAATATACTGGATACGACTTTAAAGGCATGAAACCAGATTTGAACTTCAATCCTTACGAGCTGGAGGGGTACATAGTCAGATAAAAACAAAGGCATCAATCAAGATGCCTTTTTATTTAGCCCACCCTTATGATTTTCACATAAATATCAACTAAAAACCCTGTAGCGGGGTCTGTGGTAACAATCTCAAGCTCTGAAGGGTTGTCAATCATATCTTGAGAACCGATAAACACCCCGTTGTACCTAGATACAATTGAAGCTCCTGGGAACAATCTATTTCCAGATGCAAAAGGAAGCGTGTACTCACCAGCAGATCCTTTAGCGCCAATGAAATTCAAAACGAAAGATTCATCAAAGCCGGTATTTGTTAGTGAACCATCAACGCGAACGTCAACCATATCGCCAAGCTTAAGCTCACTAAAATCAAACTGACTGGTTGTCGAGTCCCATATCTTTGTGACTCCCAGCGGTAAGTATGCATCCTGAATCCTCCCAGTTGTCGCATCCATTGTTAGCTTTGTTGGTGTTGCAGCGGGTATGCTTATTGGTGTTAAGTCACCGTTAAAGTAAGCCGCCCACCCTCCAGTTAAGTTGTCAGAAGGTAGCGACCCTCCACCTGTCTTTGCTAGTATTTCCTCAAGCAGTTTATTTCTGATGCTCATAGTAATCCTTATAAGGCGCTCAGCCAGTCTTTTAGCAGTTGGTTTCTGTTATTTGGATTTGTAACTACTCCGCCGTTAGCTAAAACTATATCGGCTAGAAGTTTATTCATAGTCATATCAATATCTCAGAGGGAGAAACCCCCGAGGGGGGGGGTATGAGGGCATAACTTGAGGGAGAGAGGTGCTAACAGGCCTGTTAACGTGTGAAAGCCCTCAATTCTTTCACTTGGGTAGTATAACTTATTTATCAGCCAATAAAAAACCCACCTGTTAGAGTGGGTTTTATTTACTTGGCTTTGCGCTTCCGCTTAGGATTTTCCGTTTCAACCTCTACAGGCTTAGGCTTTTCCGTTTCAACCTCTACAGGCTTAAATCTCTCATCAATGATTCTAAATCCTTCAGAGCGATACTTAGCCTTATCTTCAGGTGAAACGGGATGCTTAAGATAGATAATCTCACTCATCCCTTACTCCTTACTGGTCTGCGTCAGCAATAGCTAGTGTACCAGCCGTATGCTTAATCTCAGCAACACCTAGATCCCAGTTAGTGCCAGTGGCTAGCTCAGCAGAAGTCGGAGACTTTCCACCATTCGCTTCATCCCACTTGTAACCCTTAACGCGCACGCCGTAAGTAAAGTCTGCTTGCCAAGTAGTCTCAATTCGGTCTTTACCGTTTGAGCGCTCTAGGTTGGTTATGATATCTGAAGTGTTATCAATGATAATACCGCCAGCAGATAGAGATAGAACCTTGAACTTGTTCGGCGCTCCAGCAACATAAAGAGAAGGCGAGTCAGTAACAACAACGCGCTTACCTAGAATTGATTGGACAGTCACGTTGCCAGCTTCAAACAAGCGCTCACCATTAGCCAAACCTTTTTCGATTAGCTTGTGGTATGCAGCACCAGACATAAAGTCGGCACCTAACATGCCAGACATATCACCAAACTTAGCGTGAGAGCCGTTAAGTGCTGACTGAGTTAACGCGCCAGCGCCAGCAGTTAGAGCGGAGACGTCGTTAACAAGTGCCGCTTGGTTCTCTACGGCAGCAACACCAGCGGCTAAGCCTTGGTTGATGTACTTTGCCAGCAATGCGTTAGCGAAACCATCAGAGATAGCCATGATCGCAGCTTCTGGAGACGCCATTAAATAAGTCATCTGAGATGGCTCAAGCAATGCAGAGAAACCACCAGCAACTTTAACCCCGCCAACCTCTGACTGAGTTAGGGCTGTAGGAGCTACAACGCCGTTAGCAGCGTAGCGATCAACATCGCGCATCGCGCCAGCGATTTGATTAAAGAACGCTTCACTTGAGAAATCGCCGCGCCACATTGACGTGTCGATAGTGAACGCACCACCAGCAGATGTAACAAAATCATTTACACGCTGACCAAGCAACTCGATAGTAGTTGTTTGGATTTCGTCTTGATAAACCTTCATATCACCTAATGACATATTAATAACCTTTTTTAATTAACGCCTTTAGCTCGCAGCCTTTGGCTTAGTCTTGATTGAACAGAGCCACTAACACCAGTGGTCCCACTTGATAGAGTTACTCCAGCCCCGCCAGAATCAACACCTTTTAAAACTTGTTTGTAGTCTGCGTTCTCAGAAGCCCAGCTCTTGAACGACTCTACACTATCCGCCACCACTTCACCGTTATGTTTGAATGTAGTGATCGCCTTTCCTTCTTCATTATAACTAATGTCAAGCGCACTTGACAACATAGCCTTTCCAGCGTAACCCATATCTGGGTGCAGCATGGTTTGTAAGTCTGCCATAACAGAGGTTTTATCTCTGTCTAGCAATGCGTTTCTCGCCTTGTCTGATTCAGCTTTGATTGATGCTAGCTGCTCAGCGTTGACCTTTTCATAGTGAGACTTGAGACCATCCATGTCACCAGCAAGTTTTAGCTTTTCTTCTTCCGCTAACTGCAAAGCCTTGCGAGTATCTTCTGCTTGCTGCAACGCCTCTTGCGCTTTAACTGTTGCCGCGTCTTTCTCGCTGCGGAATGAATCACGGTTAGTTAC